GGGCAGGAGATGCAAATTCGCTACGATCATAATTTACATAACCACCAACGTTGCGAATCTTGATCTTAAAATCAGCACCAGTCCAGAAGTTGAACGGATCAACCGCAACCTCATCCTGATACTCGGGATGAGCAAGGCTCTGGATCTTTTGGAAGATCTTAGTGCCGTACTGATACAGAAAGTTTTTACCCTTGTTCTCTGGGTTAGCGGGGTCTTCAACAACCAAAATATTAGAGATGTAAGTCAACTTACGCTTACGATTGCGCGCAATGTTCTTATCATCCTCAATACCACTATTCCAAAGTTCGGTATTTGCCGCACACACCGGGCACTTTTCACCGATGGTCGTGGGGCAGTTCTCGTAGAACCAACCACCCTTACCCTTAAAGGTGTGACTGTAGACTGCCACAAAGGGGCTATCTTCGCCATCGATCTCTGGGAGAAAACGGATTACCGCATAGCCGTTGCCAGCCTTATCGATACCGGGCTTCCAAATGCGCTCGTCCTTGTAGCTCTCCTTTGAGGTGAGCTTGTCAAGACGCTCGGTAAGGGATGCGACTGAGTTCTTACTCTTCTTCTTGAAATCTGAAAAATTTGCCATATGTTTCTTTCCCCGAGGAACTACCTCGGCCTATGAGTTATACCAATATATATCCCAGTTTTGATCAGTCAAGCGGAAGCTTCTTTATTTTGCCTTTTAGTAGATGTAATTCTTTGGCCTCCTGTTGAATTTTTTCAATTATTGGTTTTGTAAGAAGTTTACCTGAAGCAGATGGGTCTAAACCCATTTCTTCGGTAATTTCCAAAACACAATCCATAAAAGACAACGAAGTTGTCTTTACCCGTTCTATTACTTTATTAGAAAATTGTTCTTTTGCTTTTTCATCGATGTACATATAGATATTATACACGTTTTTTTTAAAAAAACCAATAAATGAGTACTTATAAATATTGTTGACCCACAAATAAGGACAAGCGATGCCAATAAACCCATTTTACGGAGAAGATTACGTAGTTTTAAACACAGGTGCAACATTTGCAATTTTGGCAGATGGTGTCTATGAGGCTGGTGTAGGTGCGACCCTATATGCACAATATTCCAAACTGGCTTTTGGTTTAACCGGAACGTATACTGCAGTAAGCGCTACAGATCCACTACCAGTAACCGTAAGTGCTGGTCTTACTGCAACAATTTCTGGATTCTGTGGACCGATTCAAATTGTTGGTGTTGCGAGTGGCCAACCCGTACCTGTATCGGGAACTGTTACCGTAACAGGCTTGTCAGCATCTCCTCTTTATGTTCAAACGGGTCAGAGCTGCTATGTAGAAATAACCGGTGGTATCCCTCTTACAAGAACCAGAGATTCTGTTTCTGTATATGGTCCTTCTGGCAGCACTTGGATTTTTGCAAATCTAGTAAATTCTTCTGGATCACCAATCGGAACAACTTCAAATCCATTGTATGCAAATATAATGGGTGCTACAATTAATGCAACGGTAAATGCTACCGTAGGCGTTACAAATGATTCTGCCGGAAATGGTCTTAGAATCCAAGGAATGAGTGGTGGAACCAGTGTAGCGGTAACCGTAGGCAATACAGCCCTTGGTTTGGATGATACAGATCTTCTTAACGGAATCACAGCATGCTATGCCCAACTGGTTACACTTAATACCAATCTTGGAACTCTTGGAATTTCAGTTCCATCTACGTTCAAATCTAGCAGAGCCTCAGTATCAACCCTTGCAACGCAAATGGACTCATCAGGGTTTACGTGCCAGAATGGTATAAACCTTAAGGCATCGGCAACAAACACTCAGTTAGTGTACTTTGGAAATACTAGCGGTATCCTGGCATCGAACTCTTATGGTTTGGATCCTGGAGAAGAAGTTTTCTTGAAGGTAAGAAATACCAACTTGATTTATCTGGTTGCAGGAAGTGGAACACAATCGCTTTTCTTTGTAGCATCATAATTAAAAAATGGCATTAGATTCCCCATATACATTAAATAGTGTTCGGACTATGACCAATTATGGTCTAGAAGTTCGAGGGAATACAGTCGATCCAATCTTTACCAAAGGTTTTTTAAATACAAAACCAAACGTAATGATAACCGGATCAACATGTGTTATTGATTATTCAAATGCTTTTGATGTTTCAGATAGACTTTATCTTAATAAAACTTTTGGTTCATTGACGGCTGGAAATACGTTTACGTTCAATTCTGCAGAATATTACGATGAAGCTAATGAATTGTTGACAAATCTTTATGGAACTTGTATCTTTTCTAGTTCACTAAACAACAACGCCATTATCATCAGCACCATAAGCAGCGGGCTTACAGCTTCCACTACCTATAATTACTATTCTAAAGATAATTTTACAGAAGTACCACAATATACCTTTAATCAAACGGGTGCAACCATAGGTTGTTTCTTAATAAACAATCTTCCGAACTTATCTCAAACAACATTCAAGTCTATGGGCGTGATTGGGTCTGCATTTGGCTTTGAAGAATATATTGAGATAATTGGTGGATCTACCACTAATTCAGATAGAATTCCAATTTATGGAACTGCTACGCTAATAGATTCGCAGGAAATTTTATATTTTGCTTCTGGTGGCACGTCACAAAACCTATTCAATACAGCAACCCAACTCAATCTATACCTCAGAGGTATGCCCACATTAATGGTTGCCCCGTACAACTCAAACATTACTGGAATCTTTACTGTATCCGGTATAACAAATGGAAACTTGATTTCTTGTTATGAAAATCAATCTCTTAACGAGGCAATCTTAAGAAAAGCAAAATTAAGTTCCGAATATTTTGGATCCTACATAAACTGCAAATCCTGTCTGGATTATGTCTATGGAGAAAATATAGGAACTCCGTACTACATTGCATTGCCTGCGTTTGATAATTTGATGTACTTACAGATTGACGATTCAACTACTCCAACTGTATCTACTATAACAGCATTGTATGGTCAATTCACAACCGTATCCACATTGGCTATCAACACCGCAGCTAGCATTAATACAACACTAAAAATTGATTTAAGCCACCCAACTTTGGCTGGGTATGAACTTGAGTTCTTTAGCGATGCTGCCAGAACAATGCCGTTGGGTTCGTTCTTCGAAGTTTATGGGGATTTAGGTTATAACGGGGCATTCGGAATGGTAATTAATTACCAGACACCGTCAACTCTTTACGGTGTATTGAGTGGCCCAAACACACTCTACTTTACAGTGAATGTATAAAAAAACTCCTGCCTAAGCAGGAGTTTTGTACTAATCTATTTTTATAGAGTTAGCGGGACCGGTTACGAACAACCCGATAATATGAACGACCGTTGCGAACCTCGCGGGTTACGGTGTAGTTCATGTCGAAGCGGTCAAACGCCTCGCGGAGGTCGTGCATGGTAGCACGCATATTGCTAACACGGAAGCGCTTGCGAGCCTCACCGGCGGTGAGGGTGCTGCCAGAACGCATATAATCAAACACACGCTGAAGCTTAGTCGGACGGTCAACAGTAGTAATTTCCATAAAATTTCCTTTCTTATAAGAAGTTGCTATACTATACCCAATAAAACTTGACTGTCAAGTAATTGCCTAAATAATCTTGACTGAGGAGGTTCCTATGGCGAAGACCCACCATCAGTTTGTAAGATTTGTGAAAAAACATCTTGCAGAATACGGAATGCGTCTGATTATTGGGCGCGGGAAGTATGTGAATACCGGGCACGGTAGATGCGAAGGCTATTTCAACGAAATTGAGAAGGTAATTCGCATTGCCGGGGACAATCAATATTTTTTGCAAACTTTGGTGCACGAATATGCGCACTTTTTGCAATATATAAACCAAGTTCGGGTTTATACAAAGTCCGATAAAGCTGGATTGATCGTAGAAAATTGGTTTAATGGCAGAGAATATGACAAAAAGACCCTTAAAAGGGCCTTTTTGCTAGTTAGGGCAATGGAAAGAGATTGCGAAAAGCGTGCTTTGAGATTAATTGACGAGTTTAATCTTAAAATCGACAAAAAACTTTACGCAAAACGGGCAAATTGTTACATTTACACACATTTTTTGATGGAAAAAACCAGAAAATACGGAACTTATAGAAAAAGTCCATATTTTAGCAAATATGTTCTCAAAATTATGCCATCAAATATGGCAGTTTTGAGTCATAGATCAATTCCACCAAAAATTTACTCAATACTTGAGTCGTTTACTCTTTGAGATTTTAGATATTGTGATATAAATTTGGTAAAGTCTTCGTTTCCATATGGCCAACGATCATCCTTTTCCATAAATTCATAATGAACAAGTGCATCAATATACTCTTCGAGCATTTTTAGAGTTACATCATCAACATTCCATTTGATTTCTGTTTCTGTTTCTATGGAAGGTTTTTCTGCTGCTCTGTGTTCTGCAACTGCAAGATCAGCAATCTTTGCAATGTTTCCAAGAATTTCCATAGACTTGGCGCATTGATAAAAAAGATCCTTTTTGACGGGATCTTCTTCTTTGCGAGCCAAGTTCCGAATTTCGTAAACTAGCTCTGAAATTTTCATTTTAGTAACTCCTTAACTTAGTGTTAGGAGATACTTGGTTTGTTGAATCAGACCAAGCATCTCATCACGTATATTTAACAGTGCTGTCTGATCTGGTTTTATTTCTTTCGGCAATTCATTCTTAAGAAAATCTTCAAATGAATCCAGAACGGAATTGATTCCTATTTTAAATGGACCATTTAACTTAAGCTCAGGAAATTCCTTAAGCTCTTGCTTTCCTTTTACTCCCATATAAGTCTCTGCAAATGTATCCAGCAAAGCATCAATGCCTTCGTATGCCTTTCCTAGAGCTACGTGTGCGGCATATGATTGGGTTCCCCAGTGGTGGAGACGAATTTCGTTGTTAAAATTTAATATTTTTTGAATGCAGGTCATGATAAATTATTTATCTTTATGGGCTTGTGAAAAAATTATAAAGTCAATGGGGACATCTTCCGTGTTTTTTTGAGCACGCTTTTTGGCTTTTTCAAATTCAACATCAGTCAAGAGAAGGGGAGTAACTTCACCAGAAGAGTCCACATGACCCACAAAATAATAACTATGGTCCTCATTCGGCTTTTTCTTCTTGTTGATTATCCTCTTGGATATTCGTTTTTTCATTTTCATCTTCTTTCTTAAAAAGACTTACTACAGAATCCAAAGCTCCTTTGACGGAATCAACAGCATCCTGTGGTTTAAATCCAGACCCTATCTCTTTTCCAAACTTATTAAGCGGACATACCAAACTTGGCATCCAAAGTTTATTCGAGAGAGCAGCACGCGGATTTTTAGCACTGCAACCACAGCTTTTGCACCAACCAATAGATTCTTGATTTGGGTAGGGGTTTGACCGATTGGGGCAAGACATGCAGAATTCTTTTCTTTTTTCATAAACTTCTTCAGTTACTTTGCCGGTAAACATCTGAGAAAGCTCTGCTCGTGTATATGATTTTGCCTTATCTACAAACGATTGATTTGTATTCTTGTGCATTCGGTACTTATCCATTTTTTCTTTTGTAAAAAAATTATGCTGTGGTAATTTATCTTTCAGCTCTTCTGCTGGATTTGTATATACCTTTTCGTTTACATTTTCTTTGATTTCATTTAAAGCCACACGCTCTTTGCATATATAACATTCTCTAAAGTTAGTTTTTTTATTTTTTAAATTACAGTATTGTTCACATCCATTTTTAATGGAATTTTCTTTTAGTTCCCAACTCTTACAATTTACACCAACAACCAATTGATTTGGGTTAGAGCTGCACGGCACATATTGTTGTAATGATATATTTTTCATATTAAAATGGACCCTGTGGATCAATTATAATATAGTTTCTTCCATTTGGCAAAGATTCCCTAGCAGGATTTGGTTCATAGGTAGTATCCCACGGACACCAATGCTCGTTGTCAATGGAGAGATCATATTTTTCAAATCCAATTTTATAATTTGGTTTTAATCCTTTAAAAGATGATTTTAGATTGCACGCCACTTCACTGTAGCTATTGTTTCCAAGGTCTGCTGCTGCAGTTGATACGCATGGGGTCTTATGGGCCCATGCGTGGTCACATGGACAGAAGGACTTAGTTGCTACAGGATATATGCCGTCATATGTGTAACCTATAGGTCCTGTAGATCCAGAGCTTCCAGAACTTCCAGATGATCCTGTTGGACCATACCATCCAGATGTACCTCCTGTGATAACAAAATTACCAGATGGGCCTTTTTGCAAAACAAGTCCACACGTTATTCCATTTGGGTGCAGATCTGGCTGATCTATTCCACAATCTGCAGGAATTCCACTACTATCACACTCCCACATAAAAGTTTTCATAAAATCTGGATAAATTTTTTGTCCTTCAACCCGAGCTCTGCACAGATATTTTCTCCAGTTTAAGAAACTATTTCTTGGAAAACCTATACTAAATTCATGTGCGGGAGATTCACAAAAATCACATTTTTTAACAAATTGATTTGGACCAACTTGCACATCATATTTGCATGCGCTAGCTTGATTCGCATTTATTGTCGGGCAAGTACAAATTTGTGCACAATTTGCGTTTCCCACGCCACTATTAACTGCAATCAAACCATCATGAGAATAATAAAATCGATCAGAATCAATTCCCATCGGTCCCCGTACCGGTGTAGCTGGACCGCCATCGGGCGGACCTAAAAAATCACCGTAACAGAACCAACCATGGTCTCCCTGTCTTACTATTGGGTTGCAACTATAGAAATAATCATTTGGTCCAGACGCATTTCTGGGTATCAAATTTGGACCACACACATAAAATGGAAGAATATACGGGCCAATCCTTTCTCTGAAGTCAATAGGCCCTGAAGTTGGTATTTCACATGGACACAACCCAAATTCTGGTGTGCCTGTGTCGCCTTCGGGTGGGTTGTATATCGAAATACCGGGTGGACCGATTTCTGGATCAAATGTTATACCAAGTGTAGTAAATTCTCTTGCACCACAGTTGCAGAATATTTTACAATTTCCTAGTTTAGCTGCAGTTGGCCATTCTTTTGCAAATACTCCGGCAAATTCATGTGCATATTTAAATCCTTCTGCGGGAATTTGATCTGGTCTCGGGCAACCTTGTGCAGTCCATCTACATTTTGTGGTTCCATAGAAAAATGGCCAATATCCCCATATTTCTTCGCCACTTGGTGTTCCATCGAAATTATTCCAAACTCTACCCTGTGCAGAAAGACTCAACATAGTTGGAGATGATTCAACTGCATTGTATACGTTTCTATATCTCGTAACAGCAACCGAACCGTAACCAAAACTTTTTGGTATATCAGCAAGAGCATTATTATATCTTGCACCATGTCTAATAAAAACATTTCTAATTGTTTGTGGTGGTTTTACAAAACCATAAGGGTTTGGTTCACAACCAAATGTTCTGTCTCCCCAACAAGCAGTCAAACAATCTGGGCTACCTTGAGCTTCTTGTATCGGTCCATCTCCGGTGGGCCAAGCGTCAAATGAATTTGTATATACTTGATAATCTTGAGAAACACTAGGACCATTTACAATAAAAACTTGGCCCTTTACAGAACTTCCATCTTCATAACCATCTGGTGCACTGGAACGACTACCAAAAGTAAAATCACAGTAAGCCGGGTATTCATCTGGAGCTGTATTACAAATCTGACAACCTGTAGATTCTGTTTCCATTACAGTCTGAACCATCAAAGGTCCACGTTCAGAAAAAGACAATCTATTTCCGATATTTGTGGACTGGTCAAAACTTCCTGGTGAAAACTTTCCATCAATAAACGATTGCCAGCACGGTAACGAAGGTACTTCCGGTTCAGTAAATGTTTCTGGTGGATATGTAAATCCTGGAGGAGGATATAATGTGTATTGATAAACATGTTCATCACAAGCAGGTTCTATTGGAATTATTTGACCGTCTTCTATCGTATAACCAGACGGACAGTCGCATCCGAGACTCACAACTTGGACTTCTTCAACTATTTGTTGCAAAGATACTCTAAAAGTTGTAGGATTTGTTGTAAAATTAAATATTTTTTCAAGATTATCTACAGTAACATTCCAATCTCTAAAAACACGCCATACTTTTCCTTGACCTAGATCACTATGATCTAAAGTAAATAATACCCGCAAAGCACCAGTGGGTGTTTTGTTTATCCAAACACCATCATCTTCTCTGCCATTAGACCAAACGTATCCAGCCTCTTCTAATGCAACAATTTCATCTTCTGCTTCATAATCCATACCAAAAGACCATTCACCAAAACTTTGTCCTTGCACTGATCCTTGATCGGGTGAACAAAAATCATCAAATTGGTGTGGGACAAGTACATGCAGGCTTAATTTTTTAGAATCACTCGAAAGAGTGTTTCCAGCACCAGAGGCTCCAGATGCCCCTGATGCCCCTGAAACACCACCATTATTTTCATATGCATAAAAATCCCACTCAGGCGTGGTATAACGATTTGCAGCACCAATCCAACCAAAAAAATGTAAGTAACCAGTCACACCACCGGTATATCCTCCATCTCCAATAGGATCTATGTCGGGAACACTTGATGGTGGTGGTATTTCTGCAGGGAGGGTATTTCCATAAACTGAGAGGGCTGGACATGCATATGGGACATCTTCCCAACCATATGGAGTTCCATCAGTTACATCCAGCTGGGTACACAGTTCAGTTCGCCACGGTAGATAACCATTTGAAGGACAACAATTTCTATTATCTGGAATAGTGGTATTGGTACATTCACCAAGAGAAATTACGCAATTTAAAATTTCTTCATCAAAGATTGCGCCATTTTCTCCAATAGCACCAGAATCCAAGAAAGCTTGAAATCCCGCCGTTCCACCTTCATTGTATGCTTTTTGGGCTCTCAATACGTCAACGCCACTGTATGGAATTCCATTAGATCCATAGCAATATGGATTTTGTACATCTATATCCAGTTTTCTTTGAAAACGGTATGGCCAAGGTCCCCGTGGCATTTTAGCAAAGTCTCTAAAACATGGTAAGGGCAAATAATTTCCAAACTCGTCTTCTCCCGTGTTAAAAGCTTCACACTGTGTTGCTTCAGTCCATTCTAGAGAATCATTTACATTATATGACCCACAGGCATCTGGATGAGGTCTTAAATTTAAACCAGGACCAAATCGATCTATATCAACAATAGTTGAATACGATCCGTTTGATTCTAGTTTTTCAATTTTTAATTTAAATTTAAATCGTAAAAATTCTTCATTTGGTTCGTATATATTCGACATGTTGATGCCGTTAAACCAACATGGCTGAATATCACCATAATAAGAAGCATCGCCCCACAATTTTGCAGTGGTTTCAACATCTGCAATTGGAGTACGAAAGTTTTCGTTACGAATGAATAAGTTAGATGGTGCAGGTGTAAGGTTGGTTGGTGTGAGCTCTCCACCATTTTCACAACATCCGGTATTTAAAAACTCAGGAAGCTGACATGGATCACAGCCCATGTAAGTTGGTTTAGTCATCGGGTGACCGACACTGGGTAACTCTGTGGCTACCGTTCCTATTACATTCCAATTTGGCTGTGCATTTTGTTTAAAAATAGGATCAACGGCTGAAGGACGAAGATTGACATTGTCAATTTCCCAGTGATCGTGATCGCACCAAGTGCATTTTGGACAGCAACATTTTCTTTTTGGAGGCATACAAAAACCTTATATACCTACTATTTATAGCATCTGGACTCCCTCGTCATTAGTGTAATAAATGTTATGAAATGCTTCCTTACACCACTTGGCACAGACCGGACAGGGTTTCGAATTTCTAAAATGGCCAAATCTATTGAACCTAAAGTTCAAAAGAATCAATTTTTCACCACGCATGCTCTTGGGGACTTTTCTCCATGCATCCAATTCCGAATGCATTTCGGCACAGCGGTATCCCAAACGAAAAGAATCGGGGTGGGTCTTAAAAATATTTTGACCCACCGCGATTATCTTTCGTTTATGGATGACCAGCGATATGTGCTTCTTTTGTCTTTCCATTGCCATCGACAGAGGCTTGGCAATGGGAACAAAATTTTCAATCACATGCTGGATATTCATATTACGTCGTCAGCTTCAACTTGCTCAGGGGATCGACTCCCTGAGAAGGGGTCACAATGCCCTTGTTCAAACTAGAATCGTACTGGCTCTTGAGCTCTTCAAGAGGCTCAACGGTAAAGGCGATGAATGACTTTGAAACCTCAACGCCCTTTGCAGCCTTGGTGTACATCATCCAAGGCATTAGACCGATCTGTCCCTGACCGACTGGAACAAGAATTGCAGCATCCTTGAGGATGTAAGAGGTGTCTTTTTCCTCAAAGCGTGCGAGAATTTCTTCACCTGAGTTTAGTCTAAATACTTTTACGTTCATATGTTTCCTTTGTTGGTCTGTAGTATAGCACTGATTCTTTCGCCCACAAGCAATAATACCATGAAATCATTCAAAACATTTTTATCAGAAATGGCTCCCCCCGCACCAAGGCAAATTAAATGTGATATTAATGGTATTTGCAACACAATCAGATCAGACGAATCTGCCGGTAATGAAGAAAAAATATTATCCGTCTATAAAGATAACAAAGGACTTCCGACAATAGGGCATGGGCATCTTATTACAAAAAATTCACCAAAAATTTTTGGTGAAGTGTTTGCCCAAGAACAAAAAGAAAATCCAAATTTTACAACAGAAGTATTGGGCGGAAAAAGAAGAATTACAACCCAGCAGGCAGAGCGTTTACTTAGAAGAGACGTTGAAAAGCGTATACCAGAAGTAGTAAAACTTGTACCAAAATTTGAATCTATGAGTACGGATTTGCAAGCAAATCTTGCATCAGAACATTTCAGAGGGATGTTGGGACAGTCTCCAAAAGCACTGACAGCTTTAAACGATGGCGACTATGAAGGGTTTGCCCGTAATTATATTGACGCAAAAGACTACAGAGAATCCAAAGAAGCAGATAGTGGAATTTACAAAAGAATGGATAGATTGGCAAATTCTGCTAGAACGGAAGTAGCTCGTCAGAAGAAACTTCAGCAGTCTTCGAAGTCCACCACTCCGGTTCCTCCGAGTAATTCCAAGCGGCAAACCGGGACTTCTCGTTAAGATAATAGCTGCGGTAAGCAACAACGGCATTTTCATGCTGGTACTGTTCGGGCATTGCCTGTGCAAACTTAGTAAGTTTTGCCTTGGTGATGTTGACCGGAGGATCGTAGAGTTCATCAAGAAGCATGGACTCCATCTTATGCACCTTGCCATAACGGCGAGTGTACTCCTTGCAGAGAGCATATGCATGCCGCCACAGCCAAATATAGTTTGCCCGAGTCTCACGTGCCCAGATGGTGCAAGGATGGTTGATCATCGTAGCCTTGCAGATATTCTTCTTGGTGCAGATGTATGATCTGTACTTGCGCTTGCCGGTATTGACAATCAGTTCGTCACCATCAAGAACGTGGTGTGCAGTTGAGAGCAACTGACACGATTCAACAATCATCTTTACGACATGCTTATCGCACATCATACGGGCGGAAGTAGCGGCGTCGTTGTCGAGAACAAAGATGTTCATAGGGTGGTTATTATAGTACATCATGCTCCTGTGTCAAGATAAAAAGAAACAACTCCCACACAATCTGGGAGTTGTCGGACCAAAGATACGATCTTTGGTGGGGTTAAAGTTATTTATATTTCGTGATTCTCGAATACGTTGTTTATGGTTCGGTTTACCTTGATCAGCGAACCACGCTCATATAGTTCAGGCAAATTAAAAGCCCCGACATAAGAGCAAGCCGAGCGCAAACCACCAAAAATTTCCTGTATCGTGTGTTGTACGGGTCCACGGTATGGTACTTCAACTGTTCTTCCTTCCGATGCTCTGTAATCGGAAAGTCCGCCATTGTACTTCTCATTTGCAGTCTTGCTGCTCATTCCGTAGTGCAACATTCGGAGCTCTCCATGCTCACCATGTTTGATTTCACCACCGCACTCATCGTGACCGGCAAACACACCACCCGCCATTACAAAGGCAGCACCAGCCACGAATGCTTTTGCAAAATCTCCAGGATGCACTATTCCGCCGTCAGCAACGATCCCAATACCTAACGCTTCGGCTGTTTCCACACACTCTAGCACCGCTGAGAGCTGGGGATACCCGACTCCCGCCACTCGCCGGGTCAGACACATCGACCCCGATCCGATTCCCACCTTTACCATGTCTGCGCCAGCCTCCGACAACGCCACGACCCCCTCGTGGGTCACGACATTCCCTGCAATCAAAATTGACTTCGGCCATTTCTCTCTCACTTTCTTTGTAAATTTATGAAACTCGGTCATGTAGCCATTTGCCACATCTACACAAACAAACGTTGGGTCCTTGATTTCCGAACTGTCAACAAACAACTTGCTATCGCTGTCCAAACCAAGAGTCAAAGAAACATACTTTTCTTTTTCTGGGTGTGCGGTGACAAAGTTGGAATAATAATCCCCACCCTTCTTGAGGCAGGTTATAATCTTAAATTCAGATAAAGCGAGTGCCATCTTGTGGGTTCCAACCGTTGACATATTTGCTGCCATCACGGGAACGCCGCTCCAATACGAACCACAGTTAAAAGTGGTACCAACCTCAAGATTTACATCTTTGCGAGATTTTACATCGCTGAGATTTGGCTTTATAAGGACATCAGAGTAATCGAACTTTGGCTCGTAGTTTTCAATCATGGCCAAATATAATAACACACTCCCAAAGTCCGTCAAGTTTTATTTTGATTCTTCTATTCGTTTTATGGCATCACGGAGGGCAAGCATTTTTTGCGCTAGTTCTTTAGCCGTAATCTTGTCCCGAAGATAGTCTTCATATTTCGAAAGTATAATTTTCGCTTCTCTGAAGAGTAACGCATGAAGATGATCAAGGCGTTTGGGATCATTTTCTGCCATCAATATTATTTATTCTGTAGAAACGCTGTCGTCTCTCACAAATTTAAATACACGGCCCATGTAAAATGATTTCCATTTTTGCTCATTGATGTCCCATACGCCCAATCTATCAAATTTCATTGGCCTAAAGAAATTTTTTCTGTTGTCGTATTGCGAATTCGGAATCAAAGATGATTTCAGAGTACATGTAAGACGCCGAGTAGAACCGTTGTTTTTTATAAACCATACAGTACACACACCGGACAAACTTTCAAGAAGAGCTTCCTGTGCGGACATGTGATCCGTTTTGTATGCAGCTTCTTTCTTTATTATGGTAACATCCAACATGTAATCCGTATCAGGATCGAACACGTGTATGTCTTGAAGAAGCTGCTTTTCTCTTAAGAAGGAATCGTATGATCCATATAATTTTTTTATGTATTCCGTGTATTCATCATCCTCATCGACCGTGCTCTTGTATGTTTTTTTCTGCAGAGCCGATTGTCTGTAGTCTACGATGGATTTTGATGCGACAAAACTGTAAGGACTCAGCAGCTCCTCGGTGATTTGTTTATCGACTGAATTCGGGTTTTTCTCTGCCATCAGATTTCCAGAAGAATTTTTCCTTTATCCGTCTGAATACTCTGCACCTGTATGTTTTCTCTCTTGAGCATCTTCACGAGATCTTCAAATATAAAAGGCAATACGATCAATTTGATCTTTCCGAACGGCTCCCCTTTTTTCGCTTTTATTTTTTGCAGCAGCTCGTCCGAAGTTTTTTTCGTAAATTTTACGATCTTCGGCAGCATCAGCAGGGTCGTATTCAGATCTATCGTTTTTTCGATCATAGAATTATTTATTTGACCGCCAAAAGTTTCTTTGTATACTTACAGAAAACTTGTTTCTCAGAATACTCAAAGGTACCTTAAACAAACTTTAGAATAATACTCAAAAGAGTATCTTAAGTAACTTTAAAGAACCTTTAAGAGCGAATTATCTAAAGGTATCTTTAGATGGCCTAAATCCATTCAATAGAGCTTCACGGGCATTCTGAGGCTTTCCAACATTTTGCATCGGCATTCCCATCTGCGGCAATTGAGATGGAGCGAACGCAGTGTTTTCGTACAGGGTCTTCAGTGGACTTGGTCTGTTTCTATACTTCTGCTGCACACCACGAATTACGTCTTCGAGTGTATTTCTTCTATTGTTAACCATGAAAATATTTATAAATAATTTTATCGAGTTTCCAATGAAAAAATTCAAAGACTACATCAAAGAACAAAATCTGGATCAAGAGGAAAATACACTGGATCCGGATTTTCTTGAAGCCAAGGCGAGAAAAGACGAAAGATACGTAAAGAGAAACATCGACTCCGAAATCGAAGATGTTGATAAGGAATCAAAATCCCCGGAACACATGACGGAGATGAACAACCCCATGGGTATGCAAAATTCGCAACCCAGCAATAATATCGACATCGAATCAGCAATCAAGGAATTTTCAGAAAAATACGCAAACAAGACTGCTCCCGCTTACCGAAGCGGTTCCAGAGGAGTATTGAGCAGCCCAGAGATGAGCGAAGCCCAACCGGATATCTCAAACTTGGTTCAAAAATTGAATCAGATGAAAAACAAGAGCCAGCAAGACATGTTCATGCAAAATTTGATGGCAACGGATCAGACCGATAATCCATTTCAGCAATACATGAAATAATTCAAATTTTATAAATAATTTCATGAATCATTTCAACGATCATCTTCTGTTCTCCAATAACATCTGGGACAATGCCCGATACCTGAAGGCTCTTCAGGAAGCCCAACTAAACGAAGTCAGAGCTTCCAAGGGCGTTCGAAGCAAGGATCCCGAAGTAAAGGAAAGAGCGATTGCGAGACAGAAGGCAAAGAAGAGTGCCCACAATCGCATGTCGGCGGAAGACAACAAGGAATACTACAGACTTGTTTATAGCAATAATCCGAAAGAAGCCAAGAAGTATGCTGCACGTGCCTTCATGCACGACGACCTTGCCATCAGACACATAGAAAACATAGACAGAATCAGGCACGGCGATACCGAAGAACAAGGAAACTAAAATGGACTACCTAACAAAATTCTATAAAAACCTCTCAGAACAATTACAAGAAAAAGTCAATCACCTCGAAAATACTCTCTTGGAGTACAGAAGAGAGGGAACCAGAATGGTTGACGTTGACGACGTAGAAAATACAGGAGACCCTGATCCTCTTATTACAGGCGTAGTACGCACCAAGAAAGGCAACCCAGCCGGTAAAGGTGCTGCCAAGAACAAAATGGTAGCTTTCTACGCAAGTCACCATGCGATGCCAAACTACGGCCCAGGCACTTCAGCATCATCTGACGCATGGGATACAATCAGCAATTCCGGTAGACCCTCAATAGAGACCAATCCGATCTATGCCAGCATGAGAGGCAAGGGTAAGCCAGTAGAAGTCGTATATCGTGAGCTCTCCGCTGGAGACAGACGCAAAAAAGGAGGTTCCGTAAAGGGAACAGCCGAAAAAGGAAGACGTAAGAAATAAAATTTAATTAAAATTTTTAGATAAACTTTTCGGACCTTTTTAGGTCCGAAATTTTTTATAAATATTCCCATGGATTACCTGACAAAATATTACATAAATCTATCCGAACAACTCCAAGAGAGAATCAATATTCTTGAAGGAAAATTAAAGAAGATTAATTATGTGCCAGCAGGAATTCTCAAATCATCCGGCGGTGATGCTGACGAAGAAGATCGTTATGTCGAAGATCTACCAATAGATGATTTCAGTGATTTTGATGTTGAAGATATAATAAAAGAACCAATCCGCAAAACCAGACAAATACCTGATTTTATTTTATTAGCCAAAGAAAAAAACGCACCAATTGGATACGTTCCTCCGTATGGATATGGCGATCCAAATTTAAAAAATTAAAGAAATTTTTAAATTTTATAATAAACTTTCTGGGCCTCTCCGGGGCCCAGAATTTTTTTTGTATATGGCGTGTTTTGCCCCCAAAGCGCTCCAGACCCTAAAGGAGGCTCTGGGACCCTAAACCAACCAAAGAATCGCTCTCCGTCAATCGTAGGGCTCTACAGAAGGATTTTGGAGGGCTATGGGGCCCGGAAAATTTTTAAGGCATATGAGGTATTTGAAAATATTTGAGAATTTTTGAGAGAATTGGAGAGGGTGGGGGCTAGCTCGTCCGATAACCGGAATCCTAAATGGG